TAGCTGATTTCTTGGCTATCAATGAGAAAGTGGGCAATCTCGTAAGAGAGAACCCGCCTTCCTCGGCACTCGATCCAAGGATAATTGCGAACGCTCGTTATTTCATTACTAATGTTTTAGAGCGTTTTACATCTTCCTTCGACGAGCTGGCAATACAGCAACCGCTCGAGATGTCGTATCTTTACTCGAATTGGCGATTCGGCCCGGGTGCCAGTAATGGCATTAAGGGTACGCATGCAGCCGATAAGATCTTTCAAGATATGACTTGTACCGCTCTGTGCGAACCTTTGGTTCTTAAACTGCGTTCTCTAAACCCTTACTTCTGTGCCAGTGATGGCCACAATGGAGTTTCGGGTACGAGGCAGATTGAAGGTTCACGACTAACAACTGTTCCCAAGAACGAGGAAACAGAACGTACAATTGCCATAGAACCTTCTGGAAATATGTGTCTGCAGCTTGCTGCAGGCATGTATCTAGAAGGAGCTCTTAGGCATATCGGTCTGAACATTCGCAACCAACAGCAAAAGAATATTGCTATGGCCAAACGTGGCTCGATTACAGGGGAAATTGCAACCCTGGACCTCAAGTCCGCAAGCGATATGATCAGCATCGATCTTGTACGCGCCCTCTTGCCGAGTGTATGGTTTGACCTGTTAATGAAGCTCAGGTCACCTGTAATTACAGCCCCTATCGATGGTAAAGGTGGGGGCGTCGGCAAGCAAGTCGAGCTCAATATGATATCAACTATGGGGAATGGTTTCACTTTCCCACTGATGACGTTTATTATTGTGGCTCTCATCTACGGTTTTCGGTGTACACGTGGTGGTCCCAATCTTTACATTGATTGGTCCAACACTTGCGTCTTCGGGGATGACATCATTATCCCTGTTGGCGAGTACACTGGCTTCGTGGATGTCTTGACAAAGGCGGGGCTTGTCGTTAATATCGATAAGTCTTTTTGTGAGGGTTCCTTTCGCGAGTCCTGCGGTGGAGATTTCCTAAATGGGGTTGATGTAACCCCGTTCTATGTGAAGTCTCTTGCTGTGGAGCAAGACGTTTATGTAGCCATCAATCAGGTCATGGAGTGGATGTCACGTGTCGGTAAGACACTGCATCGCACCCTGGCTCTGTTGAGAAGCTATATAGACGGTAGGCCTCACCTCGTGCCCGAATGGATGAACCCCGATCAAGGGGTCCTTACGTCCGGGTGTCCGAGGAGGTATACTTACCTCAGCTTAAGGCATGAACAATTTAGACTCTCTGATAGGAGTCTTAGATTTGCCATGCCTCTTGCTGTTGGGGGGTATATCTTCCCGGTTGGCGACGAATTGTTCTACTTACCTCGAAGCAATAAGCCGCCTAGAGTAAGTGTTCGTCGGTCCAGGCTACCGCAAGGTTACCTGGATGGCTGGGATCCTAGTTATAGGACCCAGCCGGCTGCTTCGTGTGTAGCGGCTTACGCCGCGATACATTTCGGCAGCTAGTAGCAAGGGGGTTGATACTTGTTTCCTTTAAAAAGGAAACTGGAGCTCAGCATCAACCCCC